ATGGTGTCGAAAGACGCACACTAATAAAAACGAGGATTGACGATGAGAATCAAAAAGCGATCGGATGTGACATCAGGTGTCTGCTCTCTCCTTACTATGCTGGAATTTAACTTTGTTAAATAGGCCAGACATGTTTGGAGTATGCAGTTGGGGCCTGTGTGCCATCCAGAGTTACATCATGCTTATTACAAAAGCATGATCTCTTTTGATCAAAAACATCTCGTCTGAGTTCTATTACCGAACGTTGGGAATAAAAGTTTGAAATTTCAAACCCAAAGATTAGTAATGATAGCTCTTAGACGGCAGGATTTTAACCTCCGAATTGGCCTCTAGTTGTTCGTTTTACGAGTCATGTACAACTTTTACAGTAAAAACATGAACAACTTGCGTCTGCTACGCGATCGTTTTGATTATCATGATATAGAATTATTTCCATCCATACCTTTTCATCAAATCGTTTTGTAATATGCGGAGAGCAAGCATATTCTTAATCTAATAAAGAAGAAAAAGAACTCAACTTAACCTTAGTCTGGTCTAGGACCTCCTATCGTTAAGAAGTTTGAGTCTAATACACAGATTTGTATTAAATCATACCTGAAGGTTGATTTAATTGAAATCTGTTTTGAGGAAGTGTAAGGGCTGACCCAATTACTGGTTTAATCCAGGGCAGGGACTACTTTTATAAGAAGCAGTATGTCACACACCTCTATCGCATTAAACTACGTGTAACGCTGTGTTACACGGGTATTCATACCATAGAATTTTTATGGAATTCTAACCATAATAGATGAATTTAAGATGACTTAAATCCATTGTCATTCTTATAGGGTAACTATAATAATGTAAATATGAAACGTTCTTTATGGAGTGCGTTTTAAAACTCCAGGCTATAATTGAAAACATTAATACTATCCATTTCACCGTTAGGCCCTATTCCAGGCTTAGAAGGTTGAATAGTTATATACACGTTGACGATATTCACCTATCTACATCAATTTTCCAGCCTGTAGATTAAGCATCGGTAGTTTCTAGTCATGTCGGACTCACATTTAGTCTTTCCTATATGTGATAAGTCAATAGATATTTCTAGCCTCCTTGATGGCCGATCATAGCATGAAGAAAAGATGTTGTTATTGGTTCTTTCAAAACCCCTTTGATACTTCTCTGTTTATAACAGCTAGTTCAAATGGAATTCCCTAAACGGGAACTCAACATTGTCTACAGCTTGTAACATCCAAATGTAACTTTATCTCCGACGAAATGGAGGTATACCCGAGGGCATATGGTTCCGGAATCTATACCGGCCCCTTAGAGTTATATTTGAAATATTCCCAGTGGCTTACTAGTTTATTCATTGGGCCTCGACATAAATGATCTTACCAAGCGTAAGAACTAAATATGCTGTACCCTAACGGTTTAACAGGCGAGTGTTCTTTTAGAGCAGAGCTGGCTGACTATTTCGTTAGTCGCAAGATGCATGGCATAGTTTCAACTCATCTCGGAGCATCTTAATTTCAATAACCAACGAAGATTTTTCCTTCGCTAACCAGAAGCATATAACTTCGGGGTTTATTCTAGTTTTAAAACCGTCTTAGTGGACGCAGTGTTAGTTTAATGTCATTACGGACAAAATACGATAGAATCTAGCAAGCTTGATTAGTAGTTCCCGTTGAACATACGTTCGATGAGTTTGGTTGATGACTAGTTAATTTATTTTTAAAATCGATTAACGATGATCTGGTGAACCTGATCAGTGACATCTTAATTTTAATGATAAACGGAGATTTTTCCTCCGCCTACTCTGAGCATATAACTCAGAGATTAATGTTTTAACTCGTTTTCAGAGCATCTTAATTTTAATGATTAACGGAGATTTTTCCTCCGCTAACCCTGAGCGTATAACTCAAGGATTCTGATGTGATCTGGCAAGCCTGATCAGTAATTCTCGACGAACATACGTTCAATGAGTTTCTTAGTAACAATTTTTAAAACCTAGAAATTATCTTGGCCCGATAATTTCATTTTCTCCCGGTTCATAATGCCTATATCTTTGATTGTCATAGGTCTTATTGTTTCCGGCAATATCTCGATTTGTGTGGCGCCAGTACGCTTGACATTATCGAGTGTGAGAATATGATTGGTTAAGACATGATAAACATGAGAACCGTATTCAGCAACTAATTTATGTGGCTTACATATTATTCGACTGTCTGATCGACGGTTATAATATGTTGTAATGCCCCTATATGTCACTTGGATTAACCTAAGTGAATAGCTTTTCATATCGAAAAATTCTGTAACAGAAGTTTCGGCAATGATAGCCTCATCGCTTTGAGAACTAATAGATGCGTCTATTGGCGAGTTTTGATTTATATCATCAAGTGGATAAGAGGATGTGTCCTCTGGCAATTGCTGGGGGTAATTGATCCGGGGTATAGAGTTTTTATTTCCAGCAATAAAACTTTCTTTAGGATCATACTTATATATAACATCTTTGGGTCTTATTGGATGGTATTGTGATAAATTATATCTATAGAATGATATAGGTAGAAAGACAACGTCAGACGTCCAGCACCAAAACACATTATTAGTAACAGGATTCGTTACTCTATTGCTATATACCAGATCAGCCCCGTGAGGATCAGAAGTGATCATCTGGAAATGGTCTGGCCATTGAAGGATGTAATCATGATCATTAGCCTCATGATATTGTTGAACGAGATGTTGGGCTTGACAAGGGAAAAGAGTGTCGTGTGAAGTACGACCATAATGAGCATGTAAGAGTTTATAACACTCATTGCCGTCATTAATGTAAACTTCAGTTGTTTCTACTTTTCCAAATAAACTGCCAAAATGCCTAAACACAAGTTTTTCAGAATACTTAGTGAAAGTAATGAATATCTCTTTTGTTCGTTGCACGTGTTTATGGTTTTCACACCGTAAACATGAACCACAAACATCGGACATATTCAATACTTCTGACTTAGTGTAATCAAAACCCTTAATCGTCCCCTGAGTCTGGACCACCAATTTGAATCGTTTCGTATGACTAGCATCTTTAGTTGTCATTGAAGAAATTTCTTTCGACGATAAATAACTTGGATGTACATCATTATGAATATGTGGTTCAATATCAGAACAGATATTACAGAACCTCTTCTCGATTGTAATTAGTAGTTCGTCCTCAGAAGATTGGATACGAGTATTGATATTTGTTTGGTCTTGTCCCAAAACAATTGGTTTTGTAGTGTCATGATCAAGCGACTTCCACAATTTCCTTAATTCTGAATTACTTAGTTTATGCAAATTGGGTTTATTTACAAGCTGGACAAATCGTTGTTCATGGTCTGAATTTAACATATTGATCGTGAGAGCACTGATGTTACTACCCGGATTAAACTGGACAATAACTTCAGTTTTCGCATCAACATATTCCATCCAACGACCTTGTTTCAAATACACACTTCGGCAAGTATATAGCTGATATCCTTCTGCAACTGGTTTCGTTTGATGCACCAAGTCATTATCAACTGGTGCCCATTGCGGACGTGGGGCGGTTGTTATCATATCTAAAGCAACATAGATAGCATTATCTTGATGGGATTGAGCTCTAACTTCATCAAAGCTATAATTCATGAAATCGTTATAAGCGTTATTAGATCTTATCAAAGTGGTGTAAATCTCCAATTCTTCTGGCTCCTTGTTTGTAAACATACGAGACCAGGCTTTAGGGATCTCCTCAGGTCGAATATTATCAGACTGCATGATCAAGAGGACAAGGACAAGTACAGGTGTGCTTATCTTTGAGTTCTTTACCCCGATAAAAGGGAATTCAGACAATGTGGTGATATCCTCATGAGGTTTAATTGAAGTCAATCTATGAACACCGTGGTAAGAAGCAACGATATTATATTGGAACCAGTTTGCTGACGGATAAGGGATCGCGTCTCGACCAGTTCCTGCCCATGAAGGAGTGCACACCATCCCTTCTGACCTCCTAGCTATACGTGCAGACCTTTGTTTGTGCGTCGTATAACTTGATGGTTCTATATATAATTGATTCTTTATCGATTTCATTTCATAACCAGAATCGATTAAAGTTTTGAAAGTTGCTGGAACATTTATTCCCGCATCTACAATTTGTGTACATAATAGCATCTTATCATCTGGTATCTTTTCGTACTTTGTACGTGATGAAACTTCATGTGGTGTGATATTTTGATACAATACAGCCTCTCGTATGGCTTCAAGCTGTTTGAGAGTTGGAATTACTATCATTGTTTGATGACCCTGAGCAAATTTTGGGAATTGATCCTTCATATACATAAAACTATTAATGGGCGTATTGTCATAAATAACAAAGGTTCGTTTATGTTGTTGTTTGAAGGGACTCATGAACACATTAGTGTGTTGCATTTCCTTTAATGGTTTAGGGGTAGCAGACATCAATAATAATTTTGAATAATTCAAGGTCCGTATTATGTCGTAAATAGCCAACATAGGACCATCCATTTCGTGAAACTCATCAAAAATTATTGTTGTATCTTCAGTTATCAAGGAAAGGTCATGGATAAATCGTGTGGCGAAGTGTCCATATGTTCCTAAGTAAATTTCACACTCTTTGTCAATACTTGTACCTTTTTGTACGATTTGAGCCTTGTGTATAGCATGTTTATCATAAGTGCTGGTAGGTGAGTTTATAACGGTCCATCCCGGTGAACCCCAATTATTTACAAGAACTTTTCTTGGAAACATAAGAATGATTTTCTTTGTATTGTAACCAACATTATTGAAGTAACGCAATGCTGGCGGAAGGAAGACTGTTTTACCAGTCCCGGTTTCCGAAATTACAAAAGTAATCTTCTTCTTACCGTCAGGATCGAGTTCAGTAAATTTATTATAAAAATCACCATGAGCATCATTAACAATATGTTGCCATCCTTGAGCAAGAGGATTTGCAACGCTGTTATCATATTGGTCAGATGGTTGGGACTTATTCGCCATCGCCTTTACAATTGCTTTTACAAGTATTACCGGTAATTGATGGATAAGTTCTAAGATAAGATCAAATCTTAAGACATATCCTAATTCTACCGGTAAATAATCGACAAGGGCACCTGAAAAACGTTTCATCTGTATGTACATATCTCTTGGCATTAACGCAGAGATGTCTTCAGATGATTTCATACGGGCATGCCAGTACATTAAATTAGAGACAGAGAACAGCTTTGGAATATCGATCATAACCACCATCATTAATTTCCATAATAACCCAAGATATGGTACTGTCAATATGAATAGTTCGAAAGGGTATAGGCAAACATAAATTAAAGTAATTAATGTAACCATATTCTTATAAACATAAGCCGGGTGTTCTTTCATCTTGTTAAAATACTTAGGCTGGTTTATATTGTACCAAAAAGTTGGCACATCACAAACAGCAGCATAAGGACCTTGGTTCACAAGAGATTGAAGTTCAGACTCTGTTTTTATGTTATCCTCATGTTCTAGGAAGATAGCCTTTTCTACATACCGGTTCTTAGTGAACCACACATTATCAGGATATAATGTGATAAGACCAGGTTGCATTTTTACAACTTGTCTTGGGATCATATGTAGAGCACGCGCTGTCTGGTCCAAATAATAATGAGGTAACTCATAAAGAACAGTATCGTTCTTTAACCACTTTCGTAAGTACATCTCATATTTATCAGGGTTATCCAACCTTGGTTTCATATGGATTTTGAGAACATTATAGTAACTTGGAAGAGAATTTGCCTGTAGAAAAGAAAGGAATGCCCTTTGCTTTTCATTACAATCTTGCGGCTTGGGTTTATTCTCGAAAGTAACAGAAAAGAAGGAATTTTCTATAGTGTCAGCTAATTTTAGCCCAGAAGTATCCTCTTTATTAATTTTGACTTTGAAATCTTTTATATTGAATATCTTTGCTAAAGCTTCAACATCACGTTTATATTCACGGGCGAACTGTAAATATAATCTTGGTTGAAATGAAGTCAATAAAATGTGGCCCGTGCCTCTTTGTATTGATTCAAATAGATATTTTCGACCCACAAAAGAGGATTGATAATATCGAAAACCAGTTCTACGTAATAATGTGGCTTTAGGGTCATGATAAACTAAAAGTTCCGGTCGTGGGTCCCTTTCAAATTGTTCCGCAGGATTGGAACGTTTAAAGTTCTGAGCCTTAACATATTGATAGATTGACCATTGTGCTGCTACTTGTGGATTCGTCTTAGGCTTAAAGACTTTATTCCCAAGGTATTGGATTGTTTCAATACTATCTATGTGTTCAATTTCAATATCAATTCCATAATATGATAAGCAATCGGAAAACCGCGCTAAATCAAATTGTTTCTTTGGTATTCTAACTGACCACATAGAATCATCACCCGTATTGAATAACAAATTCTCATCGAAGAACTCTTCTGGACTCTTCTTAAAATGATGGTATCTACACCATGCTGCTATAAATGCTGCCCTAAAACCCCATGTATTATCCCAGCTTGTGGAACTTTGTCCAGTTCCACCTCCTCTATTCTTATAATGTATGTTAAAAATTACATTTCTTTCCTCATACATTTTTTCTAATATATCCTTCTTAGCCGCAGGATTTTCAGCAAACTGGTAAGCATAGTCATATGTTTCCGGCTTCTCAGACGTAATATAACACAGATATGGGACAGTAGCATATTTACTATATAAAATACCTGTAGGATAGTATTTTAATTTTGGTGTGAACCTTACACAACGGGCTGCCCATTCTTGATAACTAGATGATTTATGGTATTGGTAACCCTGAAGGTGATGAAGATGATTTCTGTTCTCTTTACCTAGTGGCTTAGATTCAAAATATTCATCGGTGTTCTCCAGATGAATTTCAAATCCCGGTGGGAGTTGATCAGGAGAATGACACAATAATATCTTATTTACAGGAAAGTAAGTTTTGATATAATTGGTATACAACAAGTTCTTTTTAGTCCACGAACCTGTCTTCAGAGCTTCATCATGAGCTTCAGTTAACAATACATTTATGGGTGAACAAAATTCATCTATATCAATGAATGAATCATTAGAATTCGCTAAAGTAGTTTTTCCCGAACCCGGTGGAGCACAGATAGCAATTGGACGATTGTGATGGGGATATTTTGATGATGTCAGGATAATTCTATCTTCAATGGAAGTATCTGACAAATATTGCTGGTATGTGATGTATTTATCCGGATGATTTTTTAACAAATCACCCATTAATTCATGATCATCAACACCAATTGAAAATACGTTTGTTTTCGGTTTCGTAATTGCGAAAACATAAGCATTCTGCATTGCATCATATTTTGCAGAAAAGAACGAAGCAACTTTTCCTGCAATGTCAAAACCCTTGTGACTATAACCCAATTTTGCCATCGTTGAAAGTGACCGGAAGATAAATGGCTTCTTCCGTGAGTCATATTCAGTTGCATCTGCCTCCACTAATAAACCACCCTTAGATTTGAATTCTTCCAATTCTTTAAACAACGCTGCCATGTTTTGGTTCAATACCATACCCGTACCAACACCGGTTGTCCTCCAATGGATTCTTTTATTTCGTTCAAGTTGTATGACTTGATCAAGATAATAAGAAGCAAGGTCCTGAGCAACAACAGTTCGAATTGGTTTAGAAGCGAGTATTTTAGCCATATCGACTTCTTGAGATTTAGCAAAAGCATGATACCACTGTATCGGATACCTTCCTGTTTTAAAATTATCAAGAGTCATATTTACAAGTGCCTTGTCCCATTGTGCATTATACATCTCTCTTCTTTTACGGTAAGCAGCCATAAAAGGTACACCCGTACTATACTTTAATTTCGGTTGCTGATAGTATTTAATCACCTGAACCGGTGTTAAACGTGCATCCTTGTGAGCTTCCGGATAGCGATTCACTATAGCTGCAGCGACAGCGTCAGCAATAACTTCATCTTCATATGCTAATGGAGCATATCTAGGTTGGTACCTAGAAATAGAATCACCGAGCTTATAAGGTAGAATGGAACCCAGATAAACACCATCTGTAGCCTGTTTTGCACCCCACTCCCCAGTATATGACAATACATTTTTTTGGTAATCTGTTAACCAAGCCAAATCATCTTCTCTATTAGCGAAATCTTGGATCGTGATCATATCCGGTTCATTAGGCTGACCTTTCTTTGGATTAACCATCTTAAACTCATTTACGTGTTTTTTGTATGTGGTGGCTGATATATAGTCGTCTTCAGAGAATCCCAGACCACAAGCCTCTTCATCCGTCATAGTTGAATATTTCCATCCAACATTTCTCAACATGGATTGATTCATATTGGGTGCTTCTGTACCATTTGCTGCTTTATAATGTTTATTTAGAGTCTTATTCATCAAAGCAAAATCATCAACAGGATTCGTTGTGATTGGTGCTGTCGCGGAAGCAAGATTCTGTTCAATTTGCATTGCAGCCGACAATTCAGGAGTTCTCATGAGACCCGATGCTGCCCAAACTGATTTAATCCTTTTTTTTACTTTATCAGGGAATAGAAGGTCAATGATAGCTGAAATAGTTATAACGAACTCTTTCCATAAACGATAGCACATGCCATACAGAAGGGAAGCAATCTCACGAGCAACATTTAAGAAATTTTGGAAATGATTAGCCGTGAAGTAAGTTCTCTGGGTTAAATATTTTACAAAATCTTTAATGAAAGCAAATCGTTTAGTGAATGGTTCTAAAATACTGTGGATACGATCAACCAGCTTTGCATACCAATACCTTTCATCACCTCTGGAAATATCAGTGATAGGGGGTATGTCAAGAGACATATACACTTCTGTTAATTCATCAATCTTTTGAGATTTCATCTTATAATCAGTCATGGCATGATACATAATACCCAGAAGTTCACTCTCAGGGATCCGACCATCTTCAGGTAAAGCAAGATAATCAGGAGAGTGAGTATATAAGTGATGGAGAAGCACTGATTGTTCAATAATATCCCTATCTGACATCCATTCTTGACCTTCTACTTTTCGAATAACTTCTGTTAATTTTTTAATATCAGCATCAAATTTATCCGATACTGTGAGATCGATATCATAAATCACGGAATCAGGTTTGATTGGTGAAACACCACCCAATTCGTCACACTCCTCAATTGTGGTTTGATGTTCAGGATTAAAACCCATTCTCGGTAAATTTTCATTCCATTGTTTGAAGAGGTCTCCGTTAGGAGTGAGCCACAATTCAGGTTCCTCAGGGATCTCAATCACAATATCCCCTAAAGGAATATTGACAACAATCGGAGATACATCTGAGTTTGTAAACACGGGGTCGTTCGGAACTGTATTGATAGGTTCTGGTTGAACATACGTTCGATCAGTTTCTTGATTAAAATTTGAAATATTATTATTATCTGCAATGTCATTTATTTTTCCCCCAATACTATTTAATCCAGTCCGGATGTCGATTTCTGAATCAATATACGCTAAATTTGGATGTATTATGGGGTTTTTAACAGTGTTCTTAGCGCACGTCACGACCCACTGTGCTAATAACCACGAACCAATCAAAAACCAACCAACAGAACAAGCAAAAAGGATAGGGATTAGAAGTATTGCGTGTTGCTTCCAAGTTGTTGATAATATGAATGTTTGACAATTTGATACCATACCATACCGACCGACACGTTCGTATTGGTCATAAACGTCTTGGGGATTTATCATTATGGGAATTTCAAAACAAAATAAGGGGTCATGTCTAACGGTTTTTCTCTGGTACATTTCAAATGGTAGGTTTGGGCCGATGTCGTAAATAAATCTACCTTCTGTTCTTATTCCCGTGTTTGTGTCATATAATGACAAATGACCCGGCAAAGTCCAATTCTTATTTGATGGACCAACATGAACTTTATGAAATTGTACAAAATATCTTGATTGTTTATAATCACCGAACAAAAGAGCGATATCCTGTGCAATTCGGTATTTCAACCACCATAGGATTGCAAGGGGCAAGAAGAACCATGAAAGAGTCGGATACACAATTGCTAAAGGGTAATGCCACATAAATGAGAATATAGGCGTCAATACATTAAATGTGACAGGCAAGTTGAATAAAACAAATGGCTGCAGAGTAACGATTGTTAATAAAAAAGGTAACATGTAAGGATAAAGTACTGCCGGGATGAGCACTATCCTAATGATAAAATATATCTTTTCTAACAACCAGGTCCATCCGAAGATTGACCATAATATAGGACCACTCTTAACTAACCAGTTAAGGGGTATCGGTCTATTACACGAAAATAATACATGAACCAGGAACGGTAATACATCTCGAT